ATGGAAGCAAAATTAACGGAAATTTACGAGAGGGAAAAATGAGCGAATACGAAAACTATCAACGGCCTAAAAAGATAGAATCAATTTGCACGATATGTAAGGCCACGGGCAGAAAGTATGTGCATAAGGGGTGGTCACGATGGGAGTATTGCAAAATACATAGGATGCAAACCCAAAGAGGCGATTATCCAGACACAATGTCAGAAATTTATCCAGTACATTCATAAAGGGGAGGAAAGATGGAATATCAGACAACAAAGTATGATGTAATTCAGACAGGAACCTATAAAGACGTTCATCAATTAAAGTTGGGTTATTACAAAAAAGATACCACAGAATTTAAGGTTAAGTCATACCCAAAGACCATTGAAGGACAAGAAAAGTTTTTCCCGATTTCAATACCATTGGGGGACAAAGAAACTGCGACAAAATTTCTAGTCTCTTTATTGAAAGAGATCACCGGAGAATATTATGAGGTAGTAAATTATAAACCACAACAAGCAACGCAAGAGGACGTACCTTTTTAAGCAATGCCATTTAAAGACCGAGAGAAAGAACTAGCGTATCACAAAAAATACAACAAGGAATATTATTTATTACACAGCGAGAGGATAGCAGTAACACAAAGTAAAAAACGGGCTAGGTGGCGACAAGAGGGGCGTTGTTCAAGTTGTGGAACTAAGTTAGTGCAGGGCGAAAAAAGAACCTGTGTAAATTGCGGGAACACCATTAAGGGAGCGTTAAAATATGCAAAGGATAGTCAAAGACTTACCCAAAACATTTGAGATCATAGCCGGAAGCTGCACCCATATAGGATCGATAATGTGTTATCGTGAAGGAATAGAGAAAGCCGTTGATTATGTTGCCTCTAGGGAAAATACTTTCTTTATTCATTTGGGTGATTGGATAGAAGCAATTTGCACCGATGATAAGCGTTATAACGCCCCACCAGACGATTTAAAGAACAAAGAACAAGTGATACCCATGAAACAGGCTTTTGACGCTGTAAGCCTATTTAAACCGATTAAGGATAAAATCATTGTCGGCCTCATTGGAAACCACGAAAGAAAATTATCCCATGTCGGAAATCTGGTTGAAAGCATTATCTGCCATAAAGAATTAGGCTTAAATATTCCCTATGGCACAGAGGTTTGTCGCATAATCTTAGAACACAATGGAAATCCGCTTTTTAACATCTTCGCCATGCACGGAAGAAAAATACTAAATTCCAACGCAAAAGACTTTGAGCAAAGAGAAGCCAACAAGAAAGCCGCGCTTAAACTTTATCTGCAAGAACAGCAAGCCGACTGCTCTATTATGCTTTGCGGTCACGGTCACAAGATTATTATTTGCGAACCGTCTAAAAGATTAATTCTTGTTGATGGGGAGAATGGACAACGGCAGAGATACTTACGGGGAATAACAAGCGCAGGATATATTCAGCCAGATCAGAGATGGTATGCCATGTGCGGTTCTGCAAGAAAATCACGAATTGATGGCTATGATGATTATGCACAATGTTTTGAAGCTGCCGATTTGGGATTTGTAAAAATAATTGTTGATAATGGAGAGATTGTAAAACTTGAACCATTTTTAATTTAGTAACACTTCATGCGCCGTTTCTATGATGTACGGCCTATCTTCGGCTCGAGGAATATAACAAAATGTATAAATTTACAAAGACCAAAGACGAGACAAACCCCCACGACATAGCCAACATTGACGTAACGATTCATAACAATGAAGTTTCTTTAGCTGAAATCTTAGAAGCATTTAGTGATTTCCTAAGAGCGTGTGGATTTGGATTTAAAGTCACGTTGGATTTTATAGATGATGACGAGGTTGCATGACGATTAAAGAAGCGCAGAAACTAATTAAATTAATCCGTACCATTTCAAGTACGTTTATCGGAAAGAGCCGATACAAGGATTTGGTTTTAGTTTTGTGCAACGAGCATGAAAAGTTACTTAATATTTTACAGGAGCAAGCGAAGAAGTGAACCAAAAGAACAAATACAAAGTAATTAAAATAATAAACGGCAATCCCGTTGAACATAGTTCACACAATGGTTTTGAGTATGCCGAGATACAGCGAGACTTACAGCGCAAGAAAGGAATTGCAAGTTTTATCACTTACCGAGGCGAAATGGTTGAGCAAGACGTAAAGAAAACAAAACCGCAGAAGGAGGGGATATGAAAAAAGTCATTAGTGCCTGTTTAGGCTGTTCATATTACGACAGAATAAAAATAATCTTTGATACTCAAACGCAAAAGCAAATGGCTAAATGGCTCTTACTGCACGAAAGACAACGCCACATTGATGACATTGCCAGTATTGACGATGATTTAAAATTACTTGCCGATGTTGAATTGCCAAGGGAAATAGAAGACCTTGCCGGAAATATACGTTTTGAAATTAAAGACAAGCCGGAAACCCTTTTCAGCAAATACACCCACGACAGCGACTAGGTGATGAAATGAAAATAAAATGGCTCAATAGAACGCTTATGAAACTTCATTACAAATTATTATTGTGTAAAAGTGAATCTGAATATTATGCCGTTTTGAAACAAATCAAAGCCCCTAAATCTGAATGGGGCGAATGGTTAGTAAAAAACGCTGAAGCATCAACAAATGTTTTTAATGAAGAAAAAAACGGCAATAAACGAGCCATCATTGTGTGTATAAAACCTAATCTTAAAAAAGCTGAAGAACATTTAGATCATGAGGCCGTTCATATTTTCCAATACGAAATGAATCTTATTGAAGAACAAAATCCAAGTGATGAATTTATGGCTTACAGCATAGCAGCGATTAAGAAAACTTTGATTGAGGCGTACAAGAAATGACCGAAATTCGCTGTAAGAAATGCGGTAAGTTATTAGGATATGGCAAAGGGGAGTTTGAAATAAAATGTCCCCGATGTAAAACTAAAAATAAAGTTGTTCATAAATTGTGAACGCAAACCAATACTGAACAGAGCTTCTTGAAAGCCATCCACAAAAAAGGGGTGGCTTTTTTATTATGACCAAGGAGAAAATAGAATGTTTGAATTTATAGACATGATGCAATTCGGAAAAGAAATAGAGGCGTATGGCGATAAATGGGTAATTGTTAAGCCTCTTCAAAACAGATGCCATTTAGCTATTCGTTACACAGATAAACTGCCATGCCAGGTATATCTAATACAAACACCAGACATTCCCCAAAAGGAATACAAAAAGTCAGAATGACCGACTACGAAATTGACCAGATAATTGAATACGCAGAATCGAATCAGCCGGACGAGTACACATCACATATTTGTAATTATGATGAAGATATACGCTTGTTTGAAAGACAGGTTAGGCAGGGGATGATTGAAGTTGACGAAATATAGGGACGATATATGTAAGATCGGGAAATGCGTCAACGTTGATGTGTGTAGAGGTTTTTGTCCTTTGGTCAAGGATATAAACGGAAAGGGAAACTCAAAAGAAAAACTTTTAAGCGATATTAACAAACAAGAAATTGCTAATGATAAAGATTATAACTCTATTTTAGCAGAATACGCCGAAGATCAACGCCAGAAAGACAGGTCTGCAATTGAATATATAGAAACAATGATGTTAATCAAAGACCACAAAACCAAAGCAGTCAAGTTTTTGCATTACATTTTAAAATACAATCAGCGAGAAATAGCCAACCTGTTTCATGTGGACAGATCGAGTATTTCCCGCCGATTGAGGTAATTATTTTTCTTCCTTGTCTCTTTTTTCTTCTCTCCATCTGTAAGACTTACACGCCGGACAGCATTTAGGATTTTCTTTTTGGCTGCTCCATTCGTAACCGCAGCGTAAACATTTATGTTTTGTTTTCTCTTGCATTTTATTCTTCCTCCTCTTCAGCTACTTCATATAATTCAACTGCATTATTATCATCATAACTCACGCCAATTTTTTCAATCGTTTGATCTTTGGTTGTGATATAGACATTTTCCTCTGGGTCGGCTTGCTGTAACTTTTTTATTAATGTTTTGATTTTCATTGTTATTCTCCTATGGGGTTAGTTGTTATATGTTTTGGTAAAAAATAGCTTTCCCCGTTTCTATTGATTCGTAAACTAAACTTTTTGCCCTGTAACCCTTTGTCCTTGCTGTTAGAGGCATAAAGATAACTTCACCATTAAAATTTATTACCTTTAACTTCTTTTCTTTTTCGCCGCTTCCTAAAAGCCCAGAATAACACAAAATGGCCTTGATTTTTTGACCGTCCTGAAATTGATCGAGAACATCAAGAGTAATTATATTCCAACCATTCTTTAAATATTCCTTTTGGCGTTCTATTTCCTCATCTCTGCTTATATCCTGTTGTGATAAGTAAACCTCCGTTTCGAGATAGCGAAGCAAATCATCGTCTATTTTTTCTTTAGACAATATATAATCAGCTATCATTCTATTATAGGGATATTTGCCAGTTTCTTTTCTGTATGCAAGATTATATTCTTTAACTTCTTCTATGGCCTCTTTTCTATAATTCGAATGAATATCCCACTTTGTTTTTTCTTCCCTTAACTTTTCATTTAAAGTCATCGTTTCCCCTCCTATATCATCAATCCGGCAATTATTATAATCCCGGCTATTGTTAGAAATGCCTTAAAGATTAACTTGCAAAATCGCTCTGTCACTTCGTTTTCAATTTCTAAATTTGTCCTGTATTCACAGGCAAGGCAAGTATATTTATCAGTCATTATTGCACCCCCTGAATTGCATTTTGTAAAATCTGACACGCCTTTTTATTTTTCATTTTATTGCCTCCTTAGTTATTTGCTTTATATATAGAGCATATCTTGTGCCAGAAGATTAATAATATGATTAATAATAGATAAGTGTCTGATTTATAAAGTAATAACAATATTAAATTGCCGATAAAACACAAATAGCACCCTGTGGATAGGTGAAAATAACCTGATAGCAACCTGTGGATAACTATGAATAATAATAAGAATAATAATATAAATTAAACACTTATGATACCGTGAAAATCACTGGTCAAAATCACCGCATTTCGCCCATAATGTGTCAACTTGAAGTTATCCACCGCACACATTAACAACAACCACAAAATAAATAATAAATAAATAATATTAAATACATCAAAAGAACACAACAACGCAAAACAAGCTCAAAACGCACGCTTCCCCCTATAGTAGGGAAATTATGTTTATAAAACAGAATGCCAAAAATAGATTATGGAATGGTAATAAAAAACGGCACTTAAATTGTGGTGATATTACTATTTTGAATCCCGATGGCTCCGTTAAAAACGTAATACCAATAGAGAGTATTAAAAAAGCAAAAATCCGCAAAGAAAAGAAAATTGACGATTCTAGGGATAGTGAAAAGTATAATAATTGGCGTAGGGCTGTTTTAGCCAGAGATCAATATAAATGCGTTTTGTGTGAATCAATAAAGAGAATTGAAGCGCATCACATAATAAGATGGATTGATGATATTAAAAAACGATTCAATCAAAAGAATGGTGTTGCACTTTGTTATGATTGCCACCAGAAATATCATAATTATAACAAAGAGCCATTCCCGAATAATATTACCAATGCACTAAAAAAATATATTAAATTTAGATATATGAAGGCTGAAATAATCAGCGAACCTCAAACCGATTACAACCTAGATCAAGCCGTGAATAGTCGAACAAACAAAAACGTGCCGGGGTAGAGGCGGATATATCCCGATTTAGTCTTGATTTAGTCTGCAACCATAGTAATAAATTCAAGCACTTATAAAGTGCCCCTAATAGTGGTCTATAAAAAAACCGCAACGTGTCTGCCGAGAGCGAAGCGGCAAGGCGGAGAGATAGACAGTACAAAAGATAAGACTGTTCACCAAACATGAACGCTGACAAGAAACGAACAGAACTAAACAACGGGGCAACGGCTACACTTAAAGAAGGCGATCAGATGACAAAGATCACAAACACAAAAAGCCAAGCCCCTAAAAATCAAGACGAAACAATATCTAAAACAGCCGAAAAACCCAATACAATTACAAGCGTACAAACTAAAAGTAAGCCCACAGACAATCCTCAAGAGCCAAAAAAGACCAAAACAGGGAAAAAACCTCCAAAACCGTATAATCGTAAATATGATCGTAAAAATGTGATCGCCCTCAAACAACAAGGTTTGTCAATGACAGACATCGCAAAAATCGAGGGTACGTCAATTACAACTATATCAAATTATCTGGATAGCATTGACCCACAACTCAAACAAATACAAAGATATAATAACTCTAAGGCTAATGCACTAAGCCTATCACAACTCAAGTTACAAACTGTCAGCAATATCTTAGTTGATAAGTGGATTGAACAACCTGAAATATTACAATCATTAGATATGAGGTTACAAAAAGAGCTTCTAGTCGCTTGCCAAGGTGCAAAAACGTACGAACACACAGCGGAACGCCTAGAAAGAGGCCAGACAACGCAGAATATAGGCCAACTAATAGCACACATTGAAGGGCTGCAAGCAGTGGATAACTCGCAAGTTATTAATGTTGATAACTAAGCACTAGGATGTAAGTATGCGATATAATTCAATGTGCATATTTACATAATATAGGTTATTGGACGTAAAACGCTGTAAGTTGCTGATATTGCTATGATGGGGTACGATGCACGATAAGTAGGCAGTTACATAGTAATAATAGTGTCATAAAGTATGACATAACACAGGCAGGGGAAGCGTGCAAGGGAAGAAAAATAAAAGTCAGGTCAGTTGGAAGGGGTAGGTTGGGGGGTATGCCACCCTCGATATGTTGGTCATGTGCCGTTGCTATTCCCCGAAAACAAAAGGAGTTTATGGAAACAAGAATAGTTACTAATGGAAAGTGGTTTAAGCCGCAGTATAAAGTATTTAATCTGTTTTGGTGGGATATTCCATATACCGGGTCATTAACAACTTCAGGGGAAGCTGAACAGTACGCAGAAAATTTCAGAGATAAACATGAATGTAATCGTGGTAAATGGGTGGCAGATCAGAGGCGTTACCAATGTCTTCCATAGACACATCTAAGCCACCAGAGAACAAAGCAGAGTTAGATGCCAAGATTAGGAAGGAATATCCCCTGTTCTTTATCGAGATGAATTACGCACAGGACAGGTTTGTTCGAATTAAGAATTCTAAAGGTGTTACTCCTCGTAGGAGAATCTTTGAGGCCGGCAATAAATGTGGAAAAACCATGGGGGGGCTGATGGAAGACATTGCCCACATGATGGGATTCAGACCGTGGTTATTAAAGACTGACCCCGATTACCGGATTCCGATTAAAGTACCCAACATAGGTATGTTGGGGTGTGAGACATATAAACATTCAGTAGCAGAGAAGATAGAACCCATGTTGAGATGGTTGGTTCCCTCTACCTGTCAACCTGTATTTAAGCCGGGTCCTACGGGTGTTTTAAATGTTTTGACTTTGCCGTTTGACGCTAAGGGTGGGAAGTGTGGTTCGAAGATGCACATTCGTTCTTACGATGAACAGGCTTCTACTTATGAAGGTCAGGATTATGATTGGCAACATTTTGATGAGCCTCCTCCCGAACCAATTTTAACAGCAGCGGAGCGTGGTAAAATCGTTACTAATGCACCAAGTTGGTTTACCATGACACCTCTTAAAGAAGCATATATATTTGATAAATTCAGTTCGAGGGCTGCTATTCATGCTTAAAAGATTTACATATAAAGATTATTTAAAAAATATGAGCGTTAATTATCCTAAACAGGAACCATTACTAGAAAAAGTTTGGATTGAATACGGTAAATCTAAAATAAAACAATTAAAAGTAAAACGAATATTAGGCATCAAGAGAAATGCTTGAGAAGTTTGAAAAACAATTCATTCCTGATGAACTTGACGATGAGATAGCCGTTATCCGTGGGGAGATTTGGGATAACTGCGGAGATTGGTGTTACAAGTGCGATTTAGATGTTCCTGAAAATAAAGTTGTAAATGGAGAATTGAAAAGAATTATAAAAAAATGTCCCAAATGCGGACGGATTTTAGGTTTCATACCCAAGGTTGGTATTAACGAATACCTAAAGACACTTCCTCCTGATGAACGAGAGGCCAGAGAGAAGGGTATATGGCATCATCTTTCAGGTCTGGTTTACAAAGAACTGTCAAGAGAAAAACATTTATATGAAGATTTCCAAGTTCCTAAGTCATGGATGAAGATAGAGGGCGTTGACCCACATGATGCTCGAGGAACTTGCTGGTTGTTCGGTGCGGTAAGTCCGGAAGAAATAGAAGTTCAAGGCAAAGTAAGACACCGGATTTACTGTTTCGACTATTTGTATACCCATGATTCTATCGAGGACATTGTAAGGCAGGTTAAGTCAGTCAGGGCTATGCACGGATATACCGAACCGTCTTTTGTTATCCTAGACGCTAAATTCGGCATTAAGTCAGGTTTGGGGTCTACAGACGAGGTGACGAGGTCATGGCAATCGGAACTAGAGAAAGAGGGTATCAGAAGAATTAAAATGTCTCATTCTGCTCCGGGAGATGTTGAGTTGGGACATAAGATTGTCAGGGAATATTTAAAAGACCATTATTCTAAAGTCAGACAGGAAGCGAAACCCGGATTCCTTATGGCCAAGAAATCATGTTCGGGATTTAATTCTCCCATTCAGTATATGTTCAACTACCAGTATGACGACAAATCTCACAAACCAAAAGAGGAATACAAGGATTGGCCTGATATAGTCAGGTATTTTTGTCTTGAACAACCCATTTATAAGAGTCCTGAAGATATTAACGCTTCTGTAGTTTCTATTCAGGACAGGATGAACAAGACGATTTCCCTTAGAAGGATGGCTGTCAATGGATAAAGAAGTAGAGATGCTGATTCTTTTGTTAAGGCATTTGAAGGGTGTGATTTCGGCACTTGAGAAATATTTAGAATACAAGAAAGAAAAGGCGACCAATGGCTAGACCCGACGACAAAGAATACGAGAAATTAAAGTGGATTTTAAAGCGTCTTAAAGACTCCGAAGATTATTGCCGTCCTTATTTTGAAAGAGCCAAGAGACATTACAGACTTTACAGATTTGGTACAGCAGTTAATCAAGAGGATTGGCCTTATATAAACAGGGTAAAGACCAGAGATATACTTGCTTTTGTGGAAGACTCCACGGCTTTAATGATTCAGACACTATTCAGTCAGGAACCTTTCTTTGCTGTTGACGCTCGTAGGTGTACGGAGTTCGACAGACAGTTTGGAATAGACCCCATTCAAATATCTAAACAAATGGAAGTAGTTCTTCAGAATCAGATTTCCGATGAAGACACGGAATTCTTTGAAGAGACGGTAGACTTTTTTAAGTCTGGTGGTATTTACGGAAACGGTTACGAAGGTGTCTATCCTAGATTTGACGATAAAGGAGTTTATCTTGGGCCGTTAATTAAGGCAATAGATTTTTGGGACGTCCTACCGATAGCGGGAGCAAGGAGAGTTTCTAAGGCAAGGGGATTGTTTGTCAGAGAGTTTCTTTCAAGAGAAGACGCTTTGGCGTTCGCAAAGAAAGTCGGCAAAGCAGATTCTGTAGGAAAACTTCAAGGTGATTTCGGTGATATTGAAAGAACGTGGCACAAAGACCTTTTGGCTGAAGTAGGAATATCAGACTTTGACGTTAATTCTGAAGACGTAGAGGTATTTCATTATTTTTCGGGTGGTCATGTCATTTCCATGATGAACCGTGCTGTAATTGTCAGGGACTCCAATGAACCTGTGATGAACTCTCTTAACCAACCACAGGTAGTTAAACCCTTCCCCTTCGACCACCCGATTATTCAATACAAATATATGCCCGTTCCTCTGGAATTTTTTGGCATGGGTATACCTGAAATACTGGAAGTCTTACAGGAAGATAAAAATCTTATCCGTTCCGCACGCAGAGATAACATAGACTTGGTAATAAACAAAGTCATTAAGGCTCGTGCAGGTTCGGAAATAAACTACGATTTAATTAAATACTATGCCGGAGCAATATGGCCTCTTGAAAACTTAACAGATATTGAGGTTCTCGATCAAGGTGATGTAACGCAGTCCTCGTATCTTGAAGAAGACAGAGTTGCCAAGGATATGGAAAACGCCCTTTCGTTCTTTGGGTATGCCAGAGGTATGACTCCTACGCACGAAGAACGCCCAACTACAGTTATGAAATTACAACAGGCTTCTCTTAACAGATTAGACCTTATTGTTAAACTAACAGAGTTCACCGTATTAAGAAACATAGCAACGAGAATACTTCTTCTCACCAGACGTTATATGCCCCAAGCGACATACGAAGCACTATTGGGAGAACCGGATGCCGGATTTTATAAGATGTCCGAGGAACAAATAAGTAAATTCTTTATTGCTCGTCCGATAGGTTCAAGTGTGACCCATGTTAAAGAAATGCGCCAACAGCAGTCACAGTTGGCAATGCAGATGTTAATGCAGGTTGCTCCTGTAGCAAATCAGAGTGTTGAGCCTTTTAATATCAATTGGTATCAGGCAACCAAGTCAGGATTGGATAATTTAGACATTAAGAACACAGATCAGATTCTTATGAAACTTCAGCCACAAGAAATACAGCAAATGCAGATGCAGCAGGAGCAGATGCAGCAGAAAGCAATGGCGCAGCAGCTTCAGCAGATAGCCTACGGAAAGGAAATTGAATTAGGTACGGCAGCTAAGTACGAAATAATCACAGATAATAACGAGGCTAAGAATCAGATAATTATAGATAAAGCAAAAGCACAAAACGAACCAAAACAACAGGAGAGCCATAAATGAACCCCGCCGACATGAAAAGAGAAATCTTGCAATCGTCCGAGTCAACAGGAATCAGAAAAAAACTTGTTTCAGGAGAAACAGGTTTAAATAGTGATGATATTATTGAAATGGGAAACGCTTTGGAAACTATGACCCAAAGCAAAGGTTGGTCTTATGTTTCAGCTTACATTATGAAAAACTCTAATCTTGTAAGTTTATTGTTTGGTACTGACGACCCCATATCAAAAGGTAAAGCACAAGCGTTAGTGTTGCTCGACCAATGGGTACAACAGACCATATTAGCCAAGAATGAAATACTAAAAAAGCAAAATGAAAAAGATAAATGAGGTAATAGAGAAACCACTGGATACTATCGTTTCAGAGATTGAAACTATTCTACAACCATATAGACGTGAGTTGAATATAGAGATAGAAAAAGTCAATCCCAAAACCATACGCATTACAGTCGAAATAAAAATCTAAAGCAGTTCGCCTAAAGGCCACCTCCTTATATCCAATAGGAGGATTACCGTGGATAAACAAGATGTGCAGGGAATCCCCGATGTTCAGGGACTAGATGCGTTAGTGTCTGAAACTCAGGAATCAACCCCGACCCAAAATCAACCAGAAGTAAAAGAAACAAAAACAGAACAGTCAGTCCAGACTCCTACGGAAGAACTGGATTTGGCGCAGTTCAAAAATCCCAAGGAACTCTTAAAAGGTTACAAAGAGATTCAAGGGACGTTCACACGAACATCACAGGAGAATAAGACTCTCAAAGAACAACTAGCGCAGATGAATGAACAGATAGAATTGATGCGTATGTCGCAGACAAGACCACCTGTTCAACAGCCACAGCAGAAAGATTTCGACCAGATGTTCTTGGAAAACCCTCAAGCAGCCGTTGAATCACTCGCAGAAAGAAAGGCGCAGGCACTTATGACGCAGAGTAAGATTCAGGATGTACTTGAGGAAGAGAATCTTAAAGAACCGAATGAGTTCACGGAACGATATGCGTATGCAAAATTAGTGTCTCAACAGTACCCGCAATTAGTTACATCCACAGCAGGAGTAAGAAAATTATTTCAGTTAGGGGATAAGTTACGAGCGGAAAACCAGAAGACACAGGCATTCAAAGCAGTAAAAGCAGTTTTCGGTGAGGATGTTGATTTTGAAAAGTTTAAACAACTTATCAAAAAAGATTCTTCACCAGAAAGTAAAAATATAAATAACGCCTATATGCCCGATACCTCAAACTCACACGGGAACCAATCCGAATCGAATACGGGTCATAACGCTGATGCGGAAATCAGTGCAGCGGTAAGTAAAGGCGACCCAGACGGGGTCATTGCCGCAATATTTAAACAGCAAGGACTCCGATAATAAGGAGCATATAAAATGGCTTTAGCATCAGGAAATTTTATGGTCGGCACTGGTGGTTATGGAACCACACTTGCCACTAAGTTAGATAAGATAGATTGTTCGCAGGTTTTAGCGGCAGTCTTGTTAGCAGATAAACAGTTACTTGGACACATCCGTATGGGTGCGTCAGGTACGACAGTTGAACATAATTGGTTGGAAGATGAACTTTCCCCGGCGTATGTTATCGGTCAATCAGCGGCATCTACTACATTGACGATCAATAGTTTTGGAACATCAACCTCATTGAGACGATGTGTCCGTGATAATGCCGTTCTTCAACCGGCAGGGAAGCAGTGGTTGTTTCAGGTGTCGGCAACCAGTTCTTCAATTCTTTTAAATGGTGCAACTTACGGAAATACTACGGCTGGTTATGCAACATTTGACACGGCTACAAAGTGTTACATTATTGCAAATCCCTATACCGATATTGCGGACGCTTCCGATGATATTTCTCAAGCTCGAAGCAAGAGAAAGAACTTCATGCAGATATTTGAACGGGCGGTGGCTATTTCACAGACCCGTAAGAATATGGACATGGAAGCGGTTCTGGACGAACTTCAGCTTCAGATTAAATACCGCACAATGGAAATCAAACGTGAATTGGATATGTCCGTTGTCCGTGGATTTGCCCGTGGCCTTACACCATCAGGTTCTTATGAACTAAGAACTATGGCTGGTTTGATTCAGTTGCTTCGTGACCCCGATCTTGATGGTGGTACTTACGAAGACACTACTGTTATCAATACAGCAGGTGCTTTGACTATCACAGCGTTAAATTCACTTTGTTACAAAGTATTCGATCAGGGTGGACTTGACGAAACAGCAGATCCGATTCTGGTAGTTGGCCCGAAACAGCAGCGGGTGGTTGCCGGAATGGAAAGTTACCTGCGTAGAGTGGAACAGGGCGAAAGGAAAGTAGGTTACTACAGGGATATATTCCTTTCAGACATGGGTACGGAAATGCCTATTGTTATGGATAGGTGGATGCCCGATGATCTATGTATGTTGCTCGACAGGTCGAGAGTTTCTCTTGTCCCGCTTCAGGGTGACGCATGGCACATCGAGAAAATGGCGAAGACAGGTCGTTCAGAGAAATGGCAGATTTCGGGTCAGTATACTCTTGAACTGAGAAATGCATCGAAGTGTCACGGTCTGCTTTACGGTTTAACCTAAAATGATGAACGCATTAGCTGAACAAAAAACTGATTACTTAAAGGCAAACCAAGATTGGCTCAAGTTTGTAGAGAACATGAGTAACAATACTGGAAATGCCTATGGTGAATCATGGGTTACTAATGCAAAAGATAATCGGTCTTTAGTAAAAGAATGTGGATGGATTACAGAGGAACAGGATTCCCATGAAGGAAAAACAGTTGTCCTCTGTGGTGCATCACAATCCATTAAAAATCAGTTTAGCGCATTGAAGTCTATTTCTGACGACCCTGATTTTGTTTTGATAGGATTAACTTCAGGAATTAAGTTGCTTTTAGATAACGGTATTAAACCTAAATACTGCATGATGATGGATGGAAGTGTAAATCAGCAAAGATTTTGGGAAGGATTGGATATGTCTTTAACAAAGGACATAACTTTAATTGCTTCCGTGTGTTGCCCGAATGAACTGTTAAAAAAATGGCAGGGGAAAATCAAATTTATTGTTGTGTATTCACAGTATGGAAATCTGCACAAGAAATTACAACAGTGGTACAAACCGATAAATGGGTGTGGTATTTTCTTCCATGCCCTTATGGGTCAGTATAACACAGCGGCAGCAGTTTCTTATCTGGTATTCGGGACACGCATAATAATCTTTGTCGGGAATGAATTATCTTTTCCCGAAGAAACCTCCCCATATTATGCAGACAGAAAAGACGAAAAGGATTTGTGGAAGCGAGGCAAGCATCCAGATATTTACGGAAAAGTTTGCTATACGAATTATATGCTTTTTTCCCTCAAGGTTGCACTTGAGGATTATTTAGGCAAGTTGCCGGGATTCTTTTTTAACTGCACAGAAGCAGGTATATTCGGAGTGAGTGCAAGATATGGAAACGTACCTTGGATTCAACAATTTAAACTTATCACAGGTATAGCCCATGCTCGTTCCATAATGAGAACAGGGCGACCTATTTACATACAGTAGGAAAATTAAAATGAGCGATTTTTCAGAACTTTGTCCTTTATTTAACACAGGTGTTTACAGTGAAGTAACTTTCGGTCAGTTGAACTTCACCGCTTGTTCAACGACCAATAACGCAATGGTCGGTGCATTGACCGCCGCAAAATATCCCGGTTCTTTCAAGTTTCAGAGAACCGTTATTGTAACTAGAATTTATTCACAGAAACTAGGTGCGGCAGGTACGGCAGTTGTTCTTACAGCCGGTCATCGTGTAGCAACCGGTACAGCGGCAAAGACGGTATTTGCGTCTATTGCTTGGACATCTACTGATACGAAGTTTTTGATTGGTAATGTCCGTAAGTTGACACAGGCGGCAAACAAGACGTTCTTGGCGGCTGATGTTCTGGACTTTGGTACGAAGACCTCAGTTACAGACCCCGGCAAATATGGAATGATTGTCCGTTACAAAGAAAAATAATTAAAACAGGGGAGGGGTGTAACCCTCCCCCACCCACCCTATAAGGAGGTTCGGAATGAATTACGCTTTCATCCCTGCGAGAAAGGGATCGGTAGGCATCCCCGGAAAGAACAAAAAAGACTTCTGCGGAAAGCCACTTGTGCAATGGTCTATTGACCAAGCCAAGGAAAGTAAGCTCTTTGACAAAATAATAGTTTCAAGTGATGACGAGGATATTCTTGAAATCGCCAAAAAGTGCAAGGTTACGGCAGTACCAAGAGTTGCAGAGTTATCAGGTGACGATGTAAGGCTTGATGATGTCATGTTCGACTTATTTGTGAGAAAGGAAAACAAGTGTGATTATATCTGTTTGTTGCAACCTACCTCACCATTAAGAAGCGTGAAGGATATTATCTCGACTTATAAGGCCGTTCAGAAAAAGAAGTGGAGTTCAGTTGTTACCGTCCAATGGAATCCTATCATGGGATGGGTAAAAGAACCGTCCAAGGCAGGTTCAATGTGTTTATACCAGATTCACAAAAGACCAAATCGCCAGACGAGAGACAACTTTTATCTTGAAAATGGTGCGGTATATTGGGTGAAACAAAATGAGTTCCTGAATATATCAAATAGAATTATTTCTCCGACAAAGACGTTTGTTTATGAAATGCCTCCCGAAAGAAGTCTCGAAGTAGATACTCCGTATGATTGGTTTCTAGCGGAAAAAACCTACGAATGGATGGCAAAATGAACGAAGAACAATTCAGAGGAGTAATAGATTTCTTCAATGACAAGCACCTAGCCCAAGACCCTAAAAAGGTGTGGAATAAGAACACACTTCAAAATCTACCACGGTGTAGTAAAGAAAAGTCTATCTGGAAGTTAAGGGACAAACACCTCGAGGATGCGATCATTATTGTCGGTGCTTCTCCATGCCTTACCGAAGATGTAAAGGAATTGGCAAAACTAGAAAGGAATCCCCACAGAAAAAACTTTGTTGTGATTGTTGTTAATTCAGCATTGAAACCTTGTTTGAAAGCCGGAGTAAAACCAGATTATGTAATTGCCATAGACGGTAATCCCGAAACGATTGTTGAGGATCTTAAATGCGACAATAAGAACCTTACATTGATTGCAAGCAACAATGTTGCTCCTGAAATCTTTAAAGTATGGAAAGGCAAAAATATATGGTGGTCGCCTTACTACTGCCTGTCAAAAGAAGTACTTAAAAAAATAAGTCCTATTTTGGGAAAGAGAATGCCTTCCGGCGGGAATACATTTAGTGCTGCAATGGGGATAGGGTACACGGTTTTTGGTTCTAGGATTTTCATAATGGTCGGGTCTGAACATTGTTACGATGAACAATATTACGCCCACAAAAAAAGCAGATGGGAAAAAACAGACGATCTTTCCCACTGGAAGGTTCTTGATATAAAAGGTCGTGAACGATGGACGAATATCCCCCTCTGGCAGTATAAAATCTGGATTGAACACATGGCTAACGATTTACCACATTGTCATTTTATAGACACATCGTTTGGTTTGCTAGGAACGGACACGAAAAGGATTCAACATATTAGTCTAAAAGAAGCCATAACCAAGACTACAGAGGCGTTCAATGTTGTATCGCATCAGCACAATGATTCAGTTAATGTGGAAAAGGAACGGTACGATAAAGCGTACGCAACGGGGAAATACACACCTGAAGCGGGAATTGGGTTGTTTAAAAAGTTATTTAAAAAAGTGACTTTTGGCAATGCAAAGACTTTTCTTGATGTTGGTACTGGGTTCGGTCAGGTTGTGGCATATTTAAGAAACAAAGGTTACGAATCTTACGGATGTGATTTTTCTGATGGGACAAGGCGATTTTGGGAAATGGGAAACATAACTCAGTTCTGTACCGTATGTCCGGCACATAAAATGCCTTACCTAGACGATGAGTTTGATGTGGTTAGTTGTACGGAAATGTTTGAACATATACCAGAGGATAAAGTTCTGGACACATTGAAAGAAATTTACAGGGTAGGACGAGGGGACTTTATCTTTTCATACGCTTTGATGAGGGCATTTCACAAGATGCCTCACGATGGCAGTGAACCTCATATAACACTAAAAACAAGTGATTGGTGGATTAGGAAGGTACAGGAAGCAGGTTTTAATATTATCGCAGTTATCTTAAGTAAAGAACAGCAAGGAGGCGTTATTTACGCAACGAAAGGAAAAAGAGATGCCAAAGGTAAAATGCCCACTCGAACTATGTTCATTCAATCAAAAGAAGGAATGCACCTTGGAGGAAATTTCGCTAATATGGCGTGCGGCACTGGACTTCCCAAAAGTGGGAACAATAGTTTATGTTGAGTGCGCCCAATATGAAGGACCGAAAGATAGGGAAGAACATGAACAAATGCGGAAACTGTAAAACCTGTTGCGAGTTCTTCATGGTTACACTAACCGATGTTCCCGATGAAGCAAAAGAATTTTTTAAGACGTGGGGTGTTTTAATGGAAGAAACAGGAAACACAACACTATTAAAGATTTACTCCCCATGTCAACACTTAACAGAAAATGGTTGTTCTATATATAAGAAACGACCGAAGTATTGTAGAGAATTTAGGTGCAACGAAATTGAGAATTAAT